TTATATGTTCCATTAACGCTTTACCGAATCTAACGGTTGTGCGTGGATTCTTCTTAACTTGCTTCGTCATCTGTATCCAAACGGCGTTATCTTCCGACACACCGTAAGCTCCATAAAGACTCCCATCCGGTCCGTAGATCAGATAGGAGTCATCTTCATGGATATACATAGCAAGAGATAAGACAGGGTGTTGCCCAACTCTTTCAAAGTCTAACAAACCTCTATCCAGCATTTGACTGGTTAGCTCAGGTACGTCGTTAATGGTAGCTGGTTTAAAGGTAAAACCACGGGTGGATGTAGTCATTAGCTCATACGTTTATAGAAACCGCTATTGTAACGACCTTCCCAGTTCAAACTCAACAGAGATACAGGCATGGGTGAATCCCCAATCATTTTGATTGACAGGTTTTCGTTACGTTGATAAATAGGAATAGTATGGATTGCTTCAGCAGACAAGTTAACGTTGTTCAGATCATACACATTAGGCTGGACAGCTTCAATGGTTTGAGTCCATTCAGGACGACCAGTAATGGTGATTTGATACTTAACAGGACCGCTTAAGCCGGTAGACACTTTAATACGATGGATGATAAGATCTGAAGTAAAATCAGATTGAGCAGTTCTACCATCAGATTGAGTAAGGAAGAACTTAGGAAGTTCAACGTTCATCGTGTAGGTGTAACCAATAATAAGATTACGTCCACGATAGTCTCCATCTACATCAACGTAATCGCCCCCTGCATCGTCCACTACGGTGGGGTAAAGCACTGCGCCTACCGATGCACTGGTAAGGGTAATATCGTCGTCTATGTAGCCTCCTAGGACCACTACAGAGAACGTACCAGAACTGACTTCATTGTACGGTAAAAAGATCCGAGTTGTGTCAGCAGAAGAGTCGTAGGTTCGATAAGGATTAACGTTCCAAAGATCGAGGCAAACATCAGTCTTTTCTCCAGTAGGTAGAGTCAAATAACCTTCTTCACTTGCTTGCGTCAGGTCGTAGGATTGGACGTAAACATCAGAACCATTAGCAACAACAGCATAATAAGTACTAGCATCAAAGAATTGATCCAGCAAAGTGCCAGTCAAATTCCATTTATACCAAGTACTAACAGCTCGTTGATCACCTTGTTGTGAGAATCGGAACTGATAAACAGTACTATTGCCAGCAGTACCAAGTGAAATAATAGACAATCCCGGTGAAGAGATCATCGAATCAATGGTTTGAGGAACTAATTCAGGTACAATCTGTGTCTGATCGTACATAAATGGTGGCTGCACACTGCTAATGTTAGCAAGTTCAAACAAACGAGTGTACAAAGGTGTCTTAGAAACGAACGCCAAAGTAGTACCCAGGGTCACAGCTTCGACGTTTGGATCACACTCATAACTTGATAGCTCTGTAATCTTAACTGTCTCAGGCGAAAGAATGTCCTCATTACCTGCGATCAGGAACTGTTGAACATCGCTAAACAGCACAAGACCGGCGTTAGCCGGTTTAACGTACCTCAAGTTAACAGGTTTAATAGACGAGGCACTGACGTCGATAGGGTCATCGTCAGTAACCGTAAGGGCAGTAGTAGCAAAGAAGTTAAAATAATCACCTGCTTTACTCAGGATCACTGACTCATTAGACAGGAATCCAAGGCGGTTACGATAGAAGAAAAGGTTGTTAATCTTAGCCCCAACAAAGCTAGGATCAGGGTTGGTTTCCAGATCACCGATCTCCCTGTCTGCCCAATCAATAGGACCGTAGGTAAATGAACCGTCAGCGTTCCTTACAATCTGATGAGGAAGTGTTTGAGGATCAAGTTCAAAGGTAATGTCCCAAGCATTTGATTCTTCCCAAACACCAGTACCATAAGTCACACCACCATCAGTTACAAACTTAACGTACATATCATCAACATCAACGTCAATGCTGTTGACAATACGAACTTTAAAATCATTCCTACATTGCAGCGGAAGATCAGCAACAGTCGGCACAGAATCTTGGAAGACGCTCATAGAGTCTTCAGATGGACCGCCGACAACTGAGATAGTAAAAGCAGCGGTACAGCTAATATAAATGCCAGGACCAACGGCTACAGCAGTGTAAGTTTTACCACCAAAGGTGTTACCGTTAATGTCCCCTACAAGGTCATCAACAATAGCATCTACGTCACCACCAGTACCAGCGTTGTACGTGGCACGTTCTGTTCCATCAAGATAGATTTTATAGTGACCAGTACCCACCACCTTAACAACGACAAACGCTTCATTTGGTTTGTCAGCAGTAGTGGTAGTCTCCATTGCTACAGTCTTTGCTTTGTTAAGAACAAAGGTGTAGTCATTCAGGGTGAGAACCTCAATGTCAGCAGCAGTAGCACCATTGAGATAACCATCGCTAGGAATCGAACTAACAGCACAGAGATCTAGCTCATCTTGATAGTTGGACAAAGCAGTAGCTTCAGCAGTTACAGCGTTGTCGTAGTTGGTCTGAGCCGTGTTCATTGCGGTCTCAGCATTACTAAGATCTGTAGCGTCGTGGGTAGCAGCTACTGTTTGAATAGCTTGGTAGACACGATAACCTTCTGCTGCAATAAGAGGGTACTCGTTAGTAAACTCAGTACCCAATGCATACCCAGAAGGAAGGGTAGTGGTAGAACTTACAACAGTGTTGTTGTTTTTAACAATGTAAACGTCGTTAGCATTTTTAAGAATACCAGACTTTACAGTTTGTTCAATTTCACCTGGCTTATCATACTCGTACTGAACTTCAAACAAAGCTACTTCAGTCGAGGTTTGACCAGCAAGCACCTCAGCGTAGTCCGCTTGTTCTGTGTGAAGCTCAGCTAAACGAGTAGCAGTTGTAGTAACAGCAGTATTGTAAGTAGCAAGGTCAGCCTTAAGGTTAGTAAGGTTACAAGCACCAGCATGGGTAACATCCGAACCCATATCAACAGCTCGTGGTGAGCCGTCAGTCAGGTTCCAAATGCGGAATTGATTATCATCATATTGAGCGACATACTTTTCCTGTGGATCCCTAAGGATTGAAAACCACTTACCATCAGCAGTAGCGCCATAAAGATCAGATTCAAATTGTCCGCCTGGGCGCTTGAGAAGACCAAGAGCATAGTCTGGGAAAGCATTCACAGAATCGTTAAGTTGTCCAGGAAACTTACGGTTATCAGGCTGCTGTGAAATGCCAAGTAGGAAGTTGGGAATCCTTTGGGTTACAGTACTCATCGCATCAATGCTTGGAAAGGTTGATAGCTATTGTAATAGTTTTCTCCATCACGGAATCCAAACATTGAATAGTCGCCTTGATTACAATCGTACTCAATAGCAGCAGCTCGTGTCTGAAGTTCTTGTTCTTGGAGAAGTCCGTTCAACTCACGATCTCCTACCATTTTGGTAGCACACATGCGAGCAGCTCGGGCAGTAATATAAGCTTGGACAGCAGCAGGTACGTCGGTAAAGTCAAAATACCAAACGACATCTGCTTGGATAGTATCGGTAAAAGTGTAAGTATGATTCAAACGATCATACAATTTATTACCACGCTTTACCACATCGTACTTATCTTTATGATACCTTGTATTGGTATCAATCTGAAGCATGTTAGATGGATAAAGAATTTGATTAGTTGAACTGTCAGGAGTCAACTCATAGTGACGTTCAGTGTTAAAGATCCAGCCTTCAGCTTGAACTTGGCGGTTAACTTCCCGGAGAGTGTTGAGTACAATAGATACTTCAGGGTTCTGTAGATCTAGTGTGGTGACAGGAGCCTGTCCCACTGAGCTAAGTATTTGATTTACAGCATCCAGTTCGGTGGACACAGCATAAGTAGGAAAGGGCATAGTTACCTATCAATAAGTAAAAAAAAGGGGAGCCGAAGCTCCCCCAGTATAAACCAGAAATAATCAGGCGAATGCAGAGTTACCGGTGGTAGCACCAGCAAACAGTTCCACACAAGCAGCAGGGTTCAGGTAATCAGCACCCATAGCCAGGCGACCCACGATCACATCGCCCTGATACAGGACGGAGGTGTCACCGGAGGTAACTTGGACTTGAGGACCAATAGCCTCAACACAACCAGCAGCTTCGCGCTGGAAGATCAGACCGCAGGACTTGCTGAACTCAGAACCAAGACCATACTCGTTCTGCTCACCGAAGGAACCAGAAGCAACCTTATCAGCATCTTCCATAGCGGTGTCGATGAAGTCACCCAGGCGACCAGGAGACGCAACACCAGTATCGGTAGTACCGCCGGTCGTGCCGAACTTGGTACCGTAGTTGCTGAAGAAAGGAATGTTGGTAGACTTGTAGATCTCGATACCAGCAATGCTCATGATGCCCTTGCCGGTCTGCAGAGCAGTACCAGTGACATCACGGTTGATCAGGCTGTTGCCAGTCACGTTCTGAATCAGAGCGTAGTACTGACGAGGAGTCAGGACAGCGACACGACCATCTTGGGACACACCCTTCTCATCCAGCGCAGCGGCTGCATCGAAGAAGGCGTTGACCAGAGAATCAGCGTCATAAGCCTCAGCAAAACTCGGGGTAGCAGCATCGCCAACACGGATCTGAGTACCACCAGGCTCTTTGTAGTCAGTGGCAGACACAGGCGACTCGTTACGAGCACCGTTGGTGATAGCACGGAAGATATAACGGTCATACTTCTCAGCGAGAGCATAGCCGATCTTACGGGAAATCTCGCTCCTCAAGTCGTAATGAGCCAGAATTTCGTCTAATTCGTAGACGAAAGCCGAGCTGATCAGAAGGTCATCACAGGTGATGGTCTTCTCAGCCACGGGAGTTGCCTGGTTCGAGTTACCCAGAATGCTGTTACCAGGAGTGTGGTACTCAGCACCGGTGCGACCAGTGTAGATGAACTGCATGGACTTTCCATTACGGAGAGTCCGCTTCATCACAAGGTCACGAGCGATAGTATTCTGTTGGAAACCCTTGAACATCTCACCGCTGAAAAGCTTGAGATAAAGGGCACGTTGATCTGCACCAAAGTTAGATGCACCAAGTTCAGTTACCTTTGCGGGAGCATCGGTAGACTGAAATGATCCAGGATAAGCCATTTGTAAAAAGGAGAAAAGTTAAAGTACTTGCTCCCAAACGTTTGGAAAAATTTTTGTAGCATATTGTGTGGTCTATCCCACCGTCTAGACGGCAAAGGGTATCTCCGTAGAGGCCAATGCCAATAGGTAAGGGAGGGTTTGCACCTCCCAATGCCGCTTTAACGGACTACCACTTTAGTGTAAGAAACGCC